CAGGTTCTATCTAGTTCTGGAAGAAGTTCTATTCTGGGTGTAAGAACAACAAAACAAGTTAAGCGCATAGGATGTGCAACTTTAAAATCTTTGGTAGAAGAGAATAAACTACTGGTTTTTGATAGAGATATAATATCAGAATTTTCAACATTTATTGAACATAACGGTGTATTTCAAGCCGATGAGGGATATAATGATGACTTGACGATGACATTGGTTCTTTTTGCATGGGCTACAAATGACCCGATGTTTAAAGATCTGATGAATGCGAACAATAGACAGGCGCTCTATAGTTCGCAAATGAAAAATATCGAGGATGAGTTAACCCCGTTCGGTTTCATTGACAATGGACAGTCAACAGAACCTGATGTAGAGGTTATAGATGGAGATATTTGGTTAAGTGACAAATATCAAAAAGACTATTCAGATTTTATTAAAGAACGTAGCTGGTAATAGTCAAAGTTCGATATTTATAAATATACTGGTATAAAATTTGTTATGACAGAATAACATTATTAAGGAGAAAAAAAGATGGCATTTCAGCTTTCACCAGGTGTGCTAGTATCAGAGAAGGACCTAACGTCGGTCGTTCCATCTGTTGCTACAACCGCCGGCGGTTTTGCTGGCGCTTTCCAATGGGGACCCGTAAGTCAAGTAACCACAATAGATTCAGAAAACAATCTTGTAGATGTGTTTGGTACGCCTAACAGCGATACATACAAATCTTTCTACACGGCTGCCAATTTCTTGTCTTATGGTAACAACTTGCAAGTTATCCGCGTTGTGAATGAGTCAACAGCAAGGAACGCTAAGGCAAACGCTGCAGCTACTGCAGTTATTATTAGAAACGACGATCATTATGATGCTACATACGCCGATGGCTCGGGTAGTGGAGTTGGACCTTGGGCAGCCAAGTATGCTGGTGCATTAGGAAACTCATTAAAAGTTTCTATGGCAGACGGTAATGCGTGGTCAACATGGACTTACTCAGGTAATTTCGATGCTGCTCCAAGCACATCTGATTACGTTACTAACAAAGGTGGTTCACACGATGAACTACACGTTGCTATTATCGACGAAGATGGTTTGTTTACTGGTGCTGTTGGCACTATTCTTGAGAAGTTCTCATTTGCTTCTAAAGCATCTGATGCTAAAAGAGCTGACGGTACATCTGCGTACTACAAGGATGTGATTAATTCACAATCCAAGTACGTATACTGGATGGGTCATACTGCTAACGTTAGCGGAACAGGTACTGCCTGGGGTAGTGTTGCTAACGCCTCTCTGTTTGCTAACCTAACATCTAATGTTACACTATCACTTGCTGGCGGTGTATCTAACGATACTCCTGCAGACGGTAACATCACATCAGCTCTGGCAGTCTTTGCTAATGATGAGAGATACGACATCTCCTTGTTACCACTAGGCGCTGCATCTGCTACAGTCATTAACTATGCAATCACAAGCGTTGCAGAAGCTAGAAAAGATTGTATCGTGTTTGCATCTCCTGAGCAATCGGACGTTGTTAACAACGTTGGCGGAGAAGCAGCAGCAGTTGTTGGATTCCGCGAGACACTGACATCCAGTTCTTACGCCGTTCTTGACTCTGGTTGGAAATATCAATACGACCGCTACAACGATGTATATCGTTGGGTTCCATTGAATGGAGATACTGCCGGTCTTGCAGTTCGTACAGACTTTGTTGCTGACCCGTGGTTCTCACCTGCTGGCTTTAACCGCGGTCAAGTTAAGAACGTTGTTAAGCTTGCTTACTCACCAACAGCTACTGACCGTGATACGTTGTATAAAAAGGGTGTTAACCCTATCGTTACATTCCCCGGTAATGGTACTGTAATGTTTGGTGATAAGACATTGTTGGCTAAGCCTTCTGCTTTCGATCGTATCAACGTTCGTAGATTGTTTATCGTTCTGGAGAAAGCAATTTCAACAGCAGCTAAGTTCCAATTGTTCGAGTTTAACGACCCGTTCACAAGAGCCCAGTTTAGAAACCTTGTTGAGCCGTTCTTGCGTGACGTTCAAGGCCGCCGTGGTATTACAGACTTTAAAGTAGTTTGTGATGAGTCTAATAACACAGCCCAAGTTATAGATAGCAACAACTTTGTTGCAGATATCTTTATCAAGCCAGCTCGTGCGATTAACTTCATTCAGCTCAACTTTGTTGCAACCCGCTCTGGCATTTCTTTCGAAGAAGTCGGCGCTTAATAAAGGAGAGTAAAAAATGACAACATTCAACGTAGAACGTTTTAAATCAGCACTAACTAACGGGGGTGCACGTCCTAATCAGTTCGCCGTTCAACTTTCCTTCCCTACCTATGTAACAGGTCAGTCTCTAGCGGTTGCTAGAGCTCCTTTCCTGGTATCGGTTGCTGAGTTACCTGGTCAAACAGTTAACCCCGCCATCGTTCAATACCGTGGTCGTGAAGTTAAATTTGTTGGCGATCGTACATTCGCTCCTTGGACAATTACTGTTCTTAACGACTCTGATATGTCGATTAGAAACGCAGTTGAACAATGGATGGGTGGAATGGAAGACTATGCAGGTAAATTTGGTCGCTTGCAACCTTCTGAATATCAACGCGATCTTCAGGTCTATCAATTAGATCGTAATGGTAATGCATTGAAAGAGTATAATATCGCTAATGCATTCCCAGTTGATCTTTCCCCTGTTGCACTAGACTTTGGTGCAAACGATCAGATCTCATCCTTCACTGTTACATTCCAGTATCAGCACTTCACAACTTCTAACAACCCGTTAAATAGTATTGTGAACTTCGGTGGCATCTTTAATCGTTAATCTTTGAAAAATATATAATGGCACTTTCACTATTTGGTTTTACTATTGGGCGTGAAGATAAGCAATCGGATTTAAAGAGTCAATCTTTTATAACTCCGGTTTCTGAAGATGGTACCTCTACAGTCTCGGCTGGGGGGTACTTCGGCACGTACGTTGACATAGATGCATCAGCTCGCTCGGAGAGTGAGTTGATTTCTCGTTATCGAGACATCTCTACCTATCCAGATGTGGATAATGCTGTTGAAGAAATTGTCACAGAGGCTATTGCAGCTGTGGACAGTGAAGATCCAGTTTACCTTGACTTAGAGAAGCTGGACCTTTCTGATAGTATAAAGAGTAAAATTCGTGATGAGTTTGACGAAGTTATTTCCTTGTTGGATTTTAAAGACAAGGCTCACGACATCTTCAGACGTTGGTATATTGACGGTCGTTTGTACTATCAAAAAGTTATTAACCCTGCACAACCCAAACAGGGTATTCAGGAACTAAGATACGTGGATCCTCGTAAAATTAGAAAAGTACGAGAAGTTAAGAAGGATAGGCTGCCTTCTGGTGTAGAGGTTATTAAGTCAATAGATGAATTTTTCATCTATAACGAAAAAGGCTTAAACTATACTGCTGGAACCAATCCTAATAACAACAACGGTATTAAGATTGCAACTGATACAATTACGTTTGTACCGTCTGGTCTTTTAGATCTAGATAGAAACGTTGTATTAGGTTATCTGAATAAAGCTATTAAGCCAACCAATCAGTTAAAGATGATGGCTGACTCTTTGGTTATATACCGATTGAGTAGAGCACCTGAGAGAAGAATATTTTATATCGATGTAGGTAACTTACCTAAGTTAAAAGCCGAGCAGTACATGAAAGACATCATGGCCCGGTACCGCAATAAAGTCATTTATGATTCTACCACAGGTGAGATTAAAGACGATCGTAAGTTTATGACTATGCTGGAAGACTTTTGGTTACCAAGACGCGAAGGCGGTCGAGGTACGGAGATTACTACTTTACCAGGCGGTGAAAACTTAGGCCAAATTGCCGACATTGAGTACTTCCAGAACAAAGTATATCAGTCATTAAATATTCCTTTATCAAGGTTCCAGCAGAATTCTGGATTCAATTTTGGTAGACAGGCAGAAATCTCTAATGATGAGATTAAATTTGCAAAGTTTATTGGCAGACTGCGTAGAAAATTTAACGCGTTGTTTGATGATCTGTTAGAGACCCAATTGGTATTAAAGGGTGTCATTACACCTGAAGACTGGTCATCGATTAAGTCAAAAATTGACTACAAATATGCCCAAGATCAGTATTACCAGGAGATGAAGAATGCAGAGAATCTTCGTAACCGCGTAGACGTTCTTAATCAGATGTCACCATATGTTGGCATATACTACAGTAA